CAGAGCACAAGCAGACAGTACAAAACATGACTTAAAATTGAAGATCAATTTCCTCAACTCCTGAGTCAGACCTCAACTTCTGAACATCGGAGTCAGAGAACAGAACCTCATGCTTAATCTCTGGGTTGTTGTACAGTGACACATCAATGAAGTCATTGAGCCACAATCTGTCCACAGTGTCTAACGTGTTTATCACTGAGTACAGTTGGCTCATGGCATCCATCTCATCATTGTCTTGGAAATTGATTTTGGGAAGCTTGCAAGGTACAATTAGTTCGTAACCATATCGGATACCTGAATTCAAGTTCTTCCTAAATCGTCTCAGTTCATGGTCCGAATAAGCATACAGATTGCTGTTCATCAAGCCCACTAGCAAGCCTTCAGGTTGCCGTATGCTGCTCTGGGAAACGACAGGCTCAGACTCAACCTCTATGATCTCATCTTCATCATCACTGTCCTGCAGAAATGAATCGTCATCTTCTTCGCTCTCATCTGAGTCGTCTACATCACTCAGGCCAAACTCATCCTCCATGTACTTTGCGAATTCTTCAAGGGACATATCTGGGTTTTCTTCTCCTTCGAAAATGCCTAGATCCAAAGCGTTGTCATTCTGCTCCACTGGCGTCTTTGGTTCAGGAAGAATTCGCCCGTCAACAACAGCCTCCATAAGAGTGTGCGGCATGACCTTTGATTTCAAGTCTCTGAGTCGCTGAATCAGATTGTGATTCTTGGATAGAGCATGGTAGGAAAACAGCCTGATCTTTGAGCTCTCGTAAAAGTTCCTGGACAAAACCTGAATTGGGAAATTGTTACCAGCATCAACCATCAAGAATCCTGACCTCGCCACAATATGAACAGGCAGCATTTCAGTCTCATGCACCTCAAAGTTGTGATAGATGTCCAACCCTTCAGATTCGCGGAAGGTGACAGGTGACTTAGTCGACCAACAATAATGATGCCATTCTCCACCATCACCTTGCAGTATGATTTCACGCCCTGCCAATCCCTCCAAGCCGATTAGGTTTTTGCTTTGAGACATCACATGAGTAGAGCCCTGGTATCTGTTTTGCTTGAATCCCACAGACAGCTTTTGAGGGTTCACCACCAATCGATTCTTGTATCCACCCTCATTCAAACATTGAACGATCTGGCTTTCTACTGAGTCATTGTTTATATGGTAGGTCGAATCACCAGCAATGGTGTTGAGAAACTCAGTGATATCCAGCCTGGAAATCCCCTTAGATCTGATGAGCTCAGGGAGAGAATCAGCCATGATACTCACCACAAGGTTTCCAATCTTGTCAATCGGAGCCTGCAGAAGAGGAACCAGGTTCACCAGTTTTTGATCAGCAGGCTTCGTTGGGAGAGCTCCACCGTCATAAGAATATGACATCCGACCGCCACCAACATAGTTGGAACACAGAATCAGCTCTGGCAGAGTCTTCCCAGACTTGTCACGCTCCCTCAGGCACATCCTAAAGACTTGTCTCCTTTCTGACAAACGCTTCAGAAACTGCGTGTAAGACATCTTCATCTCCAAGAATTGCCAAGGGTGAACATCCAGATCTCCTCCGAAGGCTAGGGGCAGATTCTGTGATTCAAAAATCTTGAGCTTATCTTCAATGAAAGTCGGCCCTGAGTAAGATGACTTCACCACATTCTTGTGTGAGATGCGCGGCATGAGTGTGACCTTCTCTGGATGAATGCTCTTGATCAACTGGTAATAAGTTTTCAGATCTCGCTCCACAACCGCAGTGTTGATACCAGATGGATGGGATGGATATTCAAATGTGTCCGAGGTTCCAATCTTGACGGCCCAATCGTGACAGATCTGTCTACTAACCAAATCAGAGCCCATCAGTTGTGAAAGGAACGATGAGTTTACTTTGTAAATCATGGCATTTCGAGGAGTCTGGGTGACCATCAGCTTCATATAACTACCTTCTCCAACACTCACATTTCTTTCCCGTTGTGCACAAGCCATCAATGCAACCAGCAAGCTCGGTATCCTTGCATTCTGATAAGCTCTGGCAAATATTCTTGGATCCACACTCATTAGAAACTCCCTAATGCGCCTCTTGGACTGACTAGCCTTGCTGCATAAGTGGAGCATTCCTGACCTGGACAATGAAGGCTTGCTATGATCACTCGCACTCAAGGATGCAGTGAAAGGAGAGCAATCATTCATGATGGTAAAAGATCGCTCTATGTCTTCCTCTCCCCCGTAGTTGCTCAGCAGACCAAGGTTTAAATGCCCCACAGAATGCAACATGGGATCTATTTTGGCTAATCCACCCAACTCTAAAGGAACATGGAAGATTCTCTCCCCAATTTGCTTGTACAGAAGCCTTGTTTGATTTTGGACCAATGCCATAGAAGTATTGAGAAGTTGAATCCAACATGAGCCCACCAAGCTACCTTCTTGCCTCAAGTACTCCACAGCAGAGGACACGGGTTTCATGGAGACATCATATGAATCTGGGCTTGAACTGTAGTCTATGAATGACAGTCGAGGCTTCACATCAGGCCTGATCTCACCCATGTCCGTCATGAATGTGGAGTTGAACTCGAAATACATCTCTGATAGAGTGGATTTCACTTGGTTCCTCTTGATACCCATTAGGCTCATGATTCTGTTATGCAATGCAAGGTTGCTCTTCATCATGTCAAATCGGCCAGTGACGGACATATCCCAACTGAGAATTCTCGCATAATCATCGCTGGTGGTGAAGGTAGTGCTAGTCAACCCGGACTCAGAGAAAGCCAAGCTTGTAATCAGGTCTGACAGATTGTGACCATCCGAGCCCATGAGACTAGAGGTGCAGCCGAGAATGCCCTGATGCATGCTCTCTTCCAAGAAGATCACCTGTTTGTCATAAATTCCCATGTCTTCTCTCATATTCTTCAAGCGCTCAACAGTCTCCATGACTTTGTTGTTACCTTCCCTAGACGGATCCTTGGTGTACCAGTATAACGAGTCCGGGATTTTGAAGACCTTGTTTCCAAATAGAGACAGACAATTTCTCAGAACGTCTCTTGTTCTCCCTGTGCACCTTGCAGCCAGCGTCTGATACAAGAAATGTGGCATCATACTAGGTCCCCAGGTACTGCAATCGGCACTGTCATACATAACCGCAAACCCCTTGTGCCTCATCAGATCACTCCTGCGCTTTGCTTGCAACACGATGTCATCCTTGTCTGAATTCTCTATCAGATTTGTCCTGTCCCCTGAGTTGAACTGATTGTCACGAGCCACTCTAGAGCAATCTTCCACAAATCGACACATGACCCGAGAATTGGCATTCAGAACTGCAATCTCTCTAACCCCCAGTTGATCCTTGTGAACCATCTTAGATATGCATGAGGCTTCGTTGTGGGTCAGCCAGGACAAAACTGAAGACATGTTCTCAGGCATGGTCAAGGCAGACGTCAGGTCAGTTGTGCTGGAGCTGGGTTTGTCATCAACTTGATACCCCGAATCATGCGGTTGTGTTCTGGAAGGCAACCTGCCAGATGTCATGCGGCCGAGCAGCTCTAATTGTGTCAGGTAACACTTGGAATTCTGTGTAATGACTCTCTTTCTCTCGCCTTGACTGGTTTGAACTGTCTCTGTTCGTGACACACATATACCAAAATTGTCAGTGTCCATGACAGAACCCCTAGCGTTCATGATCTTTGACAACGAAAGCATCCTGTGAACATCTTGGAGCTTACTGACTTTGAGTGCTGTGTCCAAAACGGTTCTATGATGATTGGTTCTGACCTTCCTGAGTGATGCCAATATGCTCAAATAGTTGGTCATTGGACATGGGCTGAAGCTTGCGGCAGATGAGTCGGCAAAATCAGTGGCTTTGAGATCAGACATGAGTTCCTCTTTGGACCACTTTCTGCCCTTGACCAGAAATCTGCCCTCATGTTTGCGGTTTTCTGATTTTGTTCGTAGATACTCTTCTCGCGCATCCAACTGTTTTGCCACCACAAGAGCTTCGGACATGATTTTAGAGTAACGTTGCATGGTCAAACAACGACTGTTGTAGAAACTATTGAAGGTGTGTTGCTGCGACATGTAGTATGTGGATTCATCAGGCATAGCCACTGCCCACCCTGAGTTCTTGATTGTCATCGACAATGCTCCAGGCTCATGTAGATGCGTGTGACCAGCAACTTTCAATCTGTCTGTCATGCCCAAACCTTTGTGCACTGAAAGACAGTCACTCATTTTGAGCATACGGAGCACGTAAAGCTTCTCAATGTGTGTCTTAGGAGAGTACCAGCTCATTTTGTCAAACAAGGCAGAGACTCCTGTTGTGTAACCAACACCGTTGATGAATATGTATCTCAGCAAATCAGCAACCTGTGAGAATGTGTTGGAGTTCAAGAAAGACAATCCCAAGGGCATGATCATTTCACGTAGCAATTCCTGTCTTCGCTTAGGATATGACACCAGACACTGCTCATACTGGAGTGTGGACCAACTAATGGCTTTGTAGATACTAGTGGAGAACCAGTCCAGCATGGATGGTGACATGCTAAGAGGTGAGGTGAGAGTGTCAAAGTGAGACTTCATCAATGGGTCTTCACTCTTCACAAGGTCACCAGCGATTATGTATGAGACATCGCCTGTGGAGCCGAAAGTGATGGGGCCTATGTTGAACAAAACAACTGCTCGTCTGTCTGCCAAACATTGAACACCGAGAGTGATTTCCACCTTCTTGAACGAACCAGCAGATCCCTTGAGTCTCTGCCTCAACCGCGGAGCAGTGGTTAGAGCCCTGACAATTTCAGTAGGAATGGCCAAAAGTGTGCCTATTTTGGTTTGTCTAATGGAGTCCAATGCATCTCTCATAATACGCCGCGTCTTGCCTGCAACCGGGGAGTCAACCATCACATGATCAATCAAGGAATCGATATCCTCCATCATCTGGCTTCCTGAGGAAGGGTAGAGCATCTGGTCCTTGTGCCTCTCATACAGTGCTTCTAGCTCCGACAAGCTATGCGATGTCCTATCAGCTGAGTTGAGCGACCTAAGTAAAGAGAACAGGTCACCGATGGTCTTATCAGGATGCTTCAACTTGATCATGTTCAGCTTTTCACCATCCTTGATCACTCGCTTCACAACATAGCCGCTGAAGATTGATGTCATGCTGTGGAGATCAGGATAATCAGAAAGTGACACCTCATCAACCTCGGTCAATTTGGACAGTGCCCAGCTAAGAGGGTCAAGGTCTCTGACAGCTGAGATGTGCTTGAGCCTGAGGAATGGACAACGCTCACTGCTTCCTCTGTTGATCTCAGGAATGGGTACATGCCAACGAGTTCCCACATCGACTAGTCTGTCATAGTGATCAAGAGAATAGTATTGAGCTGCACCATGTGCCTGTTCAACATGTGATCCAAGATGATTATCCAACTCCATCCTAAAATTTTCATAGACAAGAGCTGCCTGCAGGTCGTTGCAACCAATGGTCTTTCCGGTCAAAGTTTGTGCTATGCTGTTGGATACATAAAGTCCTGGCTTCTTGATCTGTCCAGCGTGCTCAGTCTTGATCACCTTTGACACTGTCTGTGAGAAGTGATGCAAGCAATCATCAGCTTCCGCCCATGAGAGACTGTGAAAAGCGTCTACGGTTTCGTCAACAAATTGGAAATCCAACTCTCTAGGAGAACCCCGATATATGTTATATGATATGGCCTTGAGCTTGAAACTGTTCTTCAATCCGACCGAAACCACTTCTGTTCTATCACAGTCCTGAATCAAAGAAAGTTTCTTGTATTTCTCAGACTTAGAATCACCCTTCCACACTCCAATCATCTTCTCAGTCATCCCGTGCTTGATAGTAAGATCCACAGCGACCACTTCACCATCCAAGAAGTACATGAGATCAAGATCTTGAATGAGCTGCATGCCAGATGAGTCAACACTCTCAATGAGGTATATCGAGCCTCCCTTCTCAATCAAAGTGGCAGCATATTGAAGAGTCATCCAAAGATGTCTCAAGGATGGCACAGTCGAATCAAAAGCTGAAACTTCAAGTCTGCGAGTGATGGGATGGAGCAAAGGAAGTATGGAAACCAGCCTGTTGACATCAGCCTCCTGTGACTCCAGCAAGTCTTCAAGGATCCCTCTCATGGTGATGATGGTGTCCAAGCAGAAAGGGTTGTCCCCAATGACTGATGGCTTTAGCCTGTTTTCTGAAGTCAGTTCTCGAACCTCCCTGGCCACTCCTGAATCATATGTCTCAATGCCCAGATCCATGGGGAACGTGAATGGTATAGGATGTTACTTAGTTTTACTGTCTGCTTGGTG